CTGCTCCTGTTTCAGTTGGCTTGGCTACTGCCGCACCGGTTTGTAAAAATTCTAAATATACTTCAGCTACTTTTGTAACTTCATAAGCATCGGCTTCATACACAGTTTGAACTGCGCGTTCTAGAGCTTGTTGGCGTAGATTTAATTCGAGCATAATATTGCGCGCTGCTTGGTCTACGGCTTGTTGTTGTGCTGCGTCCATTTGTTTCTCCTTATTTGGTTGGTTTGCGGACTGATACTGATACTTCGGACATGGAGTTTAACCCGAATGGGACAAGCCCTGGATTTTCCTCCAAGAACATCGCCATATTCTTTTGCGCAATTCGCTTTTCAAATAAGTCCAGCGCATCATGCTCAATTGCAAACGTCTTGAACGAATCCCAGTCGTCTGTGTAATAGCGTGTTTTTTGTGACAGGATGATTGTGCCTTCATCTGTTTTTACAGATTGAAGACCGAGCGCCACCATTTGATCTTTCATGGCGTTCTTAATTTCTTCCTGTTGTGCTTTCAGTTCTTCAAGCTTGGACTCGTACTCTGTCGTAAGCTCGTTGGTTCTTGCGTATATCTTGCGATATACCTTTGCTAGTTTATCTAGCGGAATGACTTCGTCTGACATACTTCCTCCTTTGTCAACAATTATACATCAATGCGGGCAACTGTACAACCCAATAGTGGGTTTTTAAATTTCGCCAATCTCCTCTTTATACAGGTTGAGAAGAATGTCGTGCCCTTCAACGCGCTTCTCTAATTGCGCAAACATCCGTTTTTCTATGTCACTACCTTGTAAGTGTATCACAGTTACATTTGTACCAGTCTGACCAATACGATCTGCTCGTGCAATACATTGTAGGTAGGTTTCTACAGACATAACGGGGCCGTAAAACACTACTGTATCCGCCGCTGTAAGCGTTACCCCATGCGATGCTGACTGGGGCTGGATAACTAAAATACGGGGGTTAGGCTCGGTCTGAAAGCGTTTAAATATATCTGTACGCTTGTTAACTGATACGTCCCCGTGGATAACCTCCGCACCTATGTTGTGCTTAAGTAAGTGCTGGTGGATGGTTTCGATACTGTGCCTAAATGGTGCAAAGACAATCACCTTTCTGTTGGTTTCTTCCAACACTTCTAGAAGAACATTTAAGCGGGGCGCGCAATCAAATTCTACAACCTCATGGGCATCTGTGTAAGCAGCGCCAGCTGATATTTGTAGAAGCTTTGATACGCCAGCCGCGGCATTAACCGCAGTAATGGTTTCCCCTGATGCTTGCATAACCATACGTTCTTTAAGCAACTTATAGTACTTGACTTGCTGTGGGGTAAGTGGTATCTCACGTGTCTCAGTAAGTACCGGTGGTAAGTCCGTACACTCTTCTTTAGTAAATCTAATGGCTGGCTGCAAAGCATTGAATACCGCCTCAGCCGCTCCACTTTTAGGAACCCATTTGAATTGGGTAAGCTTCTTCATAACTTTGTCACGCCATGCAGTAGCAAACTTAGGTACATTGGTTGGGTTAACAAGCTTAGCCAAACCATACGCATCCATTGGTGATTGTGCAGAAGGCGTACCAGTCATCATCCACAACATGGAATCATGCCGCACAATTTTGTTAAGCGACTTCCAACGCTTAGTGCCAGCGTTTTTATAAGCGTTTGCTTCATCTACTATGATCAGATCAAACCGCCCATCTATCGCAACCTCGTCGGCAATTAAGTTTAATCCATCATAGTTAACAATAACAAACTCGTAATCGCCTTGAACCATTTCGATACGCCGACTAGCTTGAGCATGGTGCGCCACAATTGCAGATCGGTTGATTATGCTGTTAGATATACCACTCATCCAAGCGTCGTGCATGATTGATAGCGGGCACAGAATTAAACAGCGTCTAACCTTTTTAAGTCTCATCAAGTAGTCTGCTGCCCATAAAGCGCTTAGTGTCTTACCAGTCCCTGGGTCATTAAATACAAATGCCTTTGGGTTCAAGGTTAAGAATGATGCGGTTTCAATCTGATGAGCAAATGGTTTGTGTCTCCCAGGCCAGTCATACCTAGCCGTAATGGGCGAAGTTATATCTTTAACACCTAAATTTCGCAATACTCTTGTTTCATCTAAACCCCAAAATACTGCCATTTCATACACACCGTTTTGCTCACCAACTACTTTACTGCGGGGTATGATACTGTACTTATCGGGGTCTCTAGTCCTGAATACTAGAGCTTTGTTCTCTATGATTTGCATCATCGTTTCCTTCGTTTGTAGTTATCATTTATCTTGTGCCTTTCCATCAATCCATTTCCAACCAAGCAATTCTTCTGTGTTTTTAATGTGAGTTGGGTTTAATGGCGCATATACCGCAAATCTTGTTGACCAACCGCCTTCTACGGTAGGTGTAATCTGCCACCATCCAATAGGCTCAGGAGATTTCAAGATTGTGTATTGGCTCATATCTCGGTTGATTGTTAAATCGTTACCATTCATTTCTCTTGTGCCTTTCTTAATCTAGCCCATTCCGATTCAATGTATTCTTCTGACAATGGCTTGGCTATCTTGATTACTTCATCCAACATATCCTCTGTGACTGTACAAGTCCATACATGGTCGGTCTTATAAAACCGCATGACAAAAGTGCCAACAGGAAACTCTTTAAACGTTGTCATTTCTCTTGTGCCTTTCTTAGTATTGCTCTAGCAAATTCAATGTTTTGTTTGCCTGTGTCAGTTTCCATGACACACCAAATTTCAATTATTTCGTCATCGGTTAGTGTCTTTGCTGGATGGGTGTAGAGTGGAATAAGGTCATCTACGGGAAAAAAACTATTCTTATCAAAATAGTTACCTTTGCCATCTGTCCACGCTACTGGTTCATTATTCATTTCTCTTGTGCCTTTCCAGTTACTAATTCATCAATTAGCCTTAATTCAGCTTTCAACGCCTCTATTTCAGCTTGTTGCTCTACTACTTTTGCATAAAGTTTGTCGTGATTAACAAGTAAAGAATAGTATTCAGCTTGTTGCTGGCGTGTTTTTTCTACAAGCTCTTCTTTTTCTGACTCTAGCATTTCAACCAAATTCTCAAATCCTTCTTGCTCAAACTCTAATTCTTGTATCTTTAAAATACATCTATTAGCCATTGCTCTTACTTCTGCCATTTCAGAATTATTAGTTCCTGCCCAAGTTGTATTAAAACCGTTTTTTAACGCCTCTATTTCAGCTTGTTGCTGGCGTAGCATGGTGGCTGCTTGTTCTCTTGTGCCGCCTTCCCAATGACCTTGCTCTAATTTATCAGCTAGTTCATTTGCGTTCATTTCTGCTCCTTCGATTACGCTTGCACCGCTATCTACTACTACCGTAGGCGTTGTGTGGCTCATGGCATGAGCTCCTTAGGTGGTCTGTCGTCACCCTCGGGGTAAGTTTTTGCATACAAAATAAGCATACGAATGTTACACATTACATGGGCTAGGTGGGGCAGGTTTGACTCAGGATCAATCTCTTCACCTCGTTGCCAAGCGGACAAGTGTCGCATAGCGCAAGCATACGGAACAGACCAAGGCATTCCTTTAGCCCAGTTCCAAGCGTTGTATTTTTTAGTTCCATACTCCCATACACGCGCTTCATCTTCAAGGGTGCTAAGTGGTATTAAACTAAAGTCCGCTTTACCGCTGTTGTATCTTGCACCTGAACCTTTTTCTGTGCTGTTGATATCACCGATACCTTCTATCGGAGTTGCTGTAAATGAACCATCTTTCTCTCTTGTTACTAAAACCGTATCATCTGAGAACCAAGCATAGCCTGATCCTGCTCCTTCGTTTGGCATCATTCCTCCTATTTAATTGAGCCGTCTGACTTTCTTGCAAAACTTCTATTGGCACTAGCGCTCTTTGCTTTAAGATTACTGCGTACCGTTTTACCGCCTTTACTCAATGGCTTAGTATGGTCTACATCCTTGCCATCACCTTTACTTACTACGCCTTCACGCTCAAGCATACGTCTAGCTTTGTTGCGTTGGGCGCGCTTCTTTTTTACTTTCTCTGTGCCATCGTAGTTTTCATACTCGGCTTTGTAATCTCTTTTGTAAACCATATCTATTCCTTAGTGCTTAGGGTGAAACTCACAACTCTTTACGGGACACCATCCGCATAGCGGGGTGCTGTTTGGATTCCATACGTCATTAGAGTAGCTAGCAGCGAGCTTTGCAACCCGTTCCCTGTATCTCCACCAATGAAAGTCAACATCCTCAAGCATCATTTTATGCTTAACTGCGCTACCTTTCACTACAAATAGTAGAGCCGAATTAACTTGCCGTATGTGGGGGAAGTGAGCAAACACCATCAAGGACATCAGGATTAGCTGGTCACGGTCGGGGTACTTGTCGTTGCCAGTCTTATAGTCAATGACCCAAGCTTTCAAGCCATCGTCATCAATAATAAGTAAGTCGGCAATACCGCGCACCCAAACATCGTCCGCTTTAAAGTCACATGGGGAAAGGTTCTCCCTTAGCCCCATTTCATACTCAGCTAGTTTGCGTCCTGTCTTTTTAAGTAAGCTATCCAGTATAGGTTTCATGAACTCGTGTTCAGGTGGCAAAGGCTTACCATCCCTGATATAAAACTCTGCTGATTCATGAACTTGTTTGCCGTAGATAGTGTGAACGGTATCAGTAAATGGGTAGTTTTTAAGTACCTTGATTTCGTGATACCGCCTAGCACAACCTTCGTAATCTTTAAGCCCTGAATGGCTCCACTTAATTGGTGTCATTAAAATTTAGCTGTTCGTATTGCTTGCTCGAGGCGGTTGGCAAAACCACTTACAAACTTCTCATCGCGGTTAAGTTTATGTTTACCCATGTCATACAAAATAGCGTGGGTAATCTCGTGCCACAAAGTATTATGCTGATCTGTTGCCGCTTGTTTAGATACGCATATCTTTCCATCTTCCCAATAGAAAGCACCGCGACATTGTTGCGAACCAACATACACAGAATCGTATACACCTATTTTGATTTTGCGTTTGCCGATTGTTACTACCTTTGGTACTGCATATTGCTTTTTCACTTCGCTTCTCCATATCGTTTGGCACAGCCGGTCTCAGCGTCAAGAGGGATTCCTGACATATATTTTGGATCTGCAACCATCTGCGCGTGTACCCAAATCTCAGCTTCTTCGGCTTCGGATTCGGGGACTAGTACTACAACTTCATCATGCACAGTTAATACACACGGATACTTCTTTTGTATCCGTAGCATACCATCCGTCATGACACACCTTGCTACTGCTTGAACAATATTTTCTACAATTTTACCACCATATAGCTTCTTAGGCTTGTTTTTGTCATCCCCGCCATACTGCCATTGGATTCTACCCTTGTTGTCGGCATGACCTTCAAGGTTTGGGTAGCGGATAGATAGCCCGCTAGGTAGTTCAATTGCTTCCTTCTTAAATGTAATGCACTTGTA